TCGAGACAATGGCCTATGCCGGGGAAACCCCTTGGCATGGGTTGGGAACGTTTGTCGGGGCGGAAGACGTGTTGAGCCCTGAAATGCTCCAAATGAGTGGGCTGAGTTGGGAGGTCCAACTTCGCCAGATGACCACTACAAGAACAGATGGCTCGCTGGTGGTGGTCCCTAATCACCGTTCAGTGATTAGGGTCACAGATGGCACCATTCTAGGAGTGGTCGGAAGCACTTATCGTCCACTCCAAAACATGGACGCATTTACTTTTCTCGACTCGTTGGTCGAAGAAGGTTTGATGCGTTACCATACCGCCGGAAGCTTGCGTGGTGGTCAACGGGTTTGGGTGTTGGCCAAGGTAGCCAACGCAGAGATCGTACCTGGGGATAAACACGACCATTTCATTTTGTTGTTTAACACTCACGACGGCAGCGGGGCACTTCGTGTGCTCTGGGTAACCGTTCGCGTCGTGTGTGCTAACACAGCACGAGCGGCTTTGGCGCAAGGTAAAAAAGGTTCCGGTGTGTCGATTCGGCACACCAAGAACATGATGAAGCGGGTTAACGAAGCACGTAAGGTGCTAGGGCTGGGTCGTAAGGTCTTCGATAAGGCGGTTGAGTTTGAGCGAGCTTTGGCTGGAGCCAAAGCTACATACGATATGTGGGAAACTTTCGCCAACGCTCTGATCCCAAACCCAAGTACCACAACCGCGAAAAGTGGGAATGTCTCTACAAAACGAGCCGAGGCTAAGAGGGAGCTATTGGAGGAGTGCCTTGTTTCTTCGATGGGGCAAGACATTCCCGTAGGGATTAAAGGGTGTCTCGTAAGGGACACCCTATACGGCTTTAGGAATGCCGTGACCAATTACGTTAACTACGAGAAGCAGACTCGTAATAATGAGGGTCAAGGCCAGGAGCTTCGATTCGAGAGTAGTCTCTTTGGGGACTCGGCTCGAATGGTCGAGCAAGCCGATGATCTTCTCGTAGAAATGCTTGCTGCGTAGACATTTTGATATAGGAACCTTAGCCCCCGTGCCTAGCTGTACGGGGGCTTTGGACGTAGGAGGGTACGAATGGCAGCTCGACACGTATATCATAATGCACACGTTATGGCTTACATGGATCATGAAGAAGAGGAGATGAGGAAGAGGGTGAGGGTTGCGCTGAAGAAGAAGAGGGTGCGGAGCAAGCCCCTGATTGTGCTCCATGAGGATAACCAAGGGTACGCTAGTACCCTGCAAAAAATGGCGCGTTATTGGTGCTATGACATACGAGTAACCAAAGGCGAGGAATCCTACGAGTACGTTCTGTTTTTAGATGGAACAGATTCGTTCTCGGTACGGAATAAGAAGTATTCCCACAGGCTTCCGTATAAGCCTAACGCTAGCGATGAAATGGTTATATTGAGGGATCTTCATCAGGAGATCCTCAGACGAATTGATGCTTGATTACTGTCAGAAGGCTAGCTGATGAAACGTCTAGCTGATGAAAGGGAGGAATGATGATTATTCGTACAGGGGCAGTTTACGAAACAGATTCCGGGTATGTGTCTCTTGACACGTCCTGGGATCGTCGCGGCTCATGTGGACGGTTTAAGTCCGCTTTCGTGATCCACGCCGGATCGGCTAGCGAGCTAGCTGAGTTGGTTGTTTCGGAATGGGAAGACCTTTCGATAGAGTCCTTCCCAGCAGCTTTGCAAGGCTGTACTGAAGTAACATTGGCGAAAAGACAAATTCTCTTCTCCAAATCCTGATCCTTCCCCTTCTGATCTTTCCCCCCTGAAAAAAACTCAACCCAAAAGAAGAGGTAGTGTCATGGTACGCTTCGCCGGAAAAGTGTTGCTTTGGTCTGCTGTTATCAGCCTATACATCCTCGACAGGATGGGGCTACAGGACGTGATCAATAAAAAGGTGGATGGAATCAAAGGAAAGAAACGGAGGGTTCCACGAAAGGATGAGCGGCTTATTCACTGAGATGTTGAAGGGAGCTTCAGCAACCTTTGATCTGGTGAAGGCTCGAAAGAATGAGTCATTCACCAATCAGCTTTACAAAGACGGGCGTGGCATGGGTCCAGCCAATGCTCTGATGTTCGATCCCAATCTGTATGGATTCGCTGGAACAGTCTACAGAGAAAAGCCATTGGCGATAAACTACGCTTTGATGAATCACATCTTCCATAGGGATTCGCTTATAGCTTCGATCATCATTCGCCGTCTCAATCAAGCTGTAACCTTTTCCTACCCTAGAACGCATGAGGAAGCCTCTAGAACGCTTGGTACAGGTTTCCGCTGTATCATGAGGGAAGGCAATGCGAAGAAGCGCACAAGGGCTGTAGAACGTAGGGAAGATGAGATGAATGAGTTGATCTATTACTGTGCAGATAAAAAGACACCTGGGGAAGATAGAATCGAAAAATCGTTTGACCGTTTCATGTGGAAGTTCATTCAAGATCGTTTGGTAATGGATCAGCCCGTAGCTGTCATTGAAGAATCAGCAAAGGGAGGTTTGCGCCAATTCTTTGCTATCGACGGTTCTACGGTACGGCTTACAGAGTACAAGTCGAAAGACTATAATCGGTATGGTCCTTATGTGCAGGTATTCAATGGGCAAGTCGTATCTTCGTTTTCTGATGATCAGCTTATGTTCTGTCCGCAGAACCTTTCTACCGAATTATCTCGATTTGGGTATGGCTGCTCGGAATTGGAATTCCTTGTTCGTTTATTGATCGCTCATATGGGTATTGATGCGAGTAACGAACGTATGTTCAATCCACATTCAATGCCGAAAGGTATTCTGGTATCTGAGCAGATTGAAATTACAACGGAGAATATGAAGCAATTAGAATCCCATTGGGCGCAACAGATGTCAGCAGCTAGATCTAGACATCGTATTCCTGTCTTGGGTGTGTAGGAACGCCCGTAGCTAATGGCGACATTAGCTAAAGTATCAGGCAAAAACGGTGGAACCCTAACGTAGAGTCGAGGGTAATACCGTGGTAACCAAAAGAAATAAAAGGCTTTTGGTACCGTAGAGCGTAGCAGTTGAAACTATTCCTTGACAGTAGATGTCCCTAAAGGTAGCTTTTAGTAGAGGTACCATAATGAGGGATTTAGTAGGGCAAACATTTGGTAGATTAGTAGTTTTGCGTAGAGTAGGATCGGCTAGACATAAGGGTATTCAATGGGAGTGTTTGTGCTCTTGTGGGAATATCATAAGTGTGTATTCTACAAGGCTTGTGTCTAAAAAGACTCAATCTTGTGGGTGCATACGTAGAGAGAAGACAATACAGAGATCTTATCGTGGGCCTAACGAAGTAGATATTGTTGGGTCTATAGCAAAACTATATTTGACAGATGTTTGCGGTAATACTGTCGGTGTTGTTCTACTAGATAAAGAAGATGTGGATGTAGTAGCTGAGTATCGTTGGTGTATGAAGAAGTCATTACATACAAATTATGCTTACATACGTAGGCGTGGTTTGAAGACTATCTATATGCACCGTTTAGTTTTAGCCTTAGATAATCCTAGAGTACATGTCGATCATGTAAATAGGAATGGCTTAGATAACAGGCGTTCTAATCTGAGGTTAGCTACACCATCTGAGAATCTCGCCAATAGTAGGTGTAGTGGTGGAGATTCTTCGTATCGAGGTGTTCGTATGATCCGTAAGGATTCGTGGACATCTCGTATAACTAAAGATGGTAAAGAGATCCACATAGGGTGCTTTACAACACCAGAAGATGCAGCATTGGCGTACAACAAAAAAGCTAAAGAGCTTTTTGGAGAGTTTGCTACGTTGAATGTTGTGTGTCAGGGAAAGAATATAATACTGCCAAGAGTGTCTGACATCTCATCAAAAACGCGCTTAGAGTCTAAAACTTCGCGTATTAGGAAGGTGAGATGAAAATGTACGCCGACCTTACGGGAAACCGTAAGAAGTAGGGGATAAAAAGCCCCTACGGTAACAAGTAAGTGGTTCCTAAAGGAGGAAAGCTAAACTGGATTAGTCTACCGCAAGCCACAGATATGGAATTCGGTCGTTTTGTCGATTTCTTTGTGAACGTGGCTTGTGCTCTGTACTTGATGGACCCTGTAGAGATCAACTTTACCAATCGCGGAGGGCCAGGGCAAAGCTCTGGAGCTATCGGAGGATCTTCAGATTGGGAAGCTCGCCTGACAGCTTCCAAGGATATGGGTCTGAAGAGTCTGCTAGCCTGGTTTGCTAGGGCTATGAATCGGGAGTTGATGCCGTGGATTGATCCTGAAAACGAGTTTGAGTTTATCTGGGTTGGCTTCGATGCGAAGTCGGATAAGGAGAAAACAGATCTCCTGAAAGAACAGGTAGCCTCTGTAAAGCTGCTCAACGAGGGAAGAGAAGAATTAGGTTTGAAACCATTGGAACATGGCGATATTATTCTAAATCCAACGTATACTGGTTACCTTGCTCAAATCCAGCAACAGGAACAGATGGCGCAACAACAGGCTATGGGTGGACAAGGGCTTGACAATCCGGGGTTTGACCCTGAAACTGGAGAAGTAGGAGGTGACGATCAATGGAACGAATCGACACCAGGAGGATTACAGGAAGACGAGACATCCGAGGATGTCTGGTGAGAGATGTGCGGATCGGCACGATCATCGATCTGTTGCGCGGGGAGCAAGCTCGAAAGGTGCTTTTGGGCACCGATGAGAGCGATTCCTTGGCAAACGTAGTTGCTGGAGCCTTGCTGGAACAGGCTTCTAAACGATATGGTAAAAATGCCAAGCTCTCCGATGTTCTTCGTGAGCTTGGCGATACAGATAATTCGATCCACCCGTAATCACCCCAAAAAACTGTACAACCATATCACAAAGGAGGGATTGATCTATTTTGCTTCCTCACCAGTTTTCTAACCCTCACGATAAACCTACCAAACTACCCACAGAAGACGCGAAAGAGTACGCTAAGGTAACTATCGGTGTCGCCATTCGGAGCGTTGCCAGGGATTATCTGAGTTATATTGATCGGCATATCCTTGGACATCTCGGTATCACAGATAAGAAAACAATCGATCAGCTTTCACCAAAGCAGATTGAAGACGTAGCTAACCTTACTCTGAAGTACCTCAACGAAGCTATCGTGCTTGCTTATCCCAAGGATGACAATCTTCGTAGAGGTGTAAAGCAGCTCCGAGGGTATAATTTCAAAGCTGATCTCATTCAGGAGATCAATCGTTGCATTCAAGAAAAGCGTAACAGAGAAATCAAGAACGCTACTGTAGAAGTTGTGGAAGGCGATCCTGTTGCGGTCAATGCTGGAGAGTCTATCGCTTATTCAGCTTCATTCGATATGGTGAAGGCTATTACAGCAGAAGAGTATCCTGGTATCGAGTATTACGGTAGGGACTTGGATTCCGATGCTCATCGCCTGTACGAAGCAGAAGGAACCTTGTTGAAAGGTTTCTTGAGTATCGATCAGGTAAGGGATCTGTGTCCCCTATGTGCTGATGCGATGCTCACCAAAGGTCTTTCGATGATCGATGCCGATTGGTTGGAACAAACAATGATGCAAAAAGCCAGATCTGATCTTTCTTCTGCTCCTGAAGAATGGGTTATGTATCTGGAGGATAATGAACCTAATGTGCTTTGGGAGCTACAAAAAGCGAATCCTGAATTCGATTGTTTGGAAACGTACCACGGTATCAATGAAGCCTATTCGTTACTGTACGCTGTTCCAGATGGTATGTCTTGGACGCATGATCTGTACAAAGGCCAGGTAGAAGCTATCTCGGCTTTCTTTGGGTATGATGAAGGGTTGCCTGGTCGAGAGGTATTAGAGAAGGCAATCAAAGACATTGCTCATTTGCACAAGATTACGAAACAGGTTATGCGGAATGGTAGACCGCATATGCATACGTACTACGTGAAGAGTGAAGAAGATCAAAAACGGATTCACCATATGGAGCCACATGAACATGAGAAGATTCACGAGTCGTTGTATGATAATTTGCTGCATGATGTTCGTGCAACCCATGTTGGTGGTACGCATACAATCAATGGTGTGAAGGTAAGTAGGGTTACGGAGCATAATTACGCTATTCATAAGCCAGATGGTACGTACCATTCTGGACCTAGCCATGATGTCGCAAGCTATATCCATAAAATTAGCCATGATCCAAAGCAAGTAGCAGCTCACGAACGGCACAATCGATCTGAGATCGAAAAGCTACGTGATCGTAGTCGTGGGGCGTTAGCTGGCAAGCGAGAAGTGAAACCAAGGAAGTCATTGATTGATGCTGTTACAGAGAAAGTTAAACCTAAAAAGAAGCCTGAAGAGAAGAAGCCTGAAGAGAAGAAAGAAGATACGGGAAAGAAATCTACTCGTTCCAAAGAAGACGTTTTGAAAGACATCGATGATTTACATAGCACATACCAGTATTCGGCAGATCACCCTAAAGCTGGTCAGTCGAAACCTGGTAAAAGGCATGTAGCTAATAAGGTTTTGTTGCAGAAATTACATGATGAGCTTGAAGCTATGGGGCACAGTGAAGAGAAACATGATTTAGGGAAACGCTCTGTAGGACAGCGGAAAGAAGAAAAGAAACCTGATGAGGAAAAGAAACGTGGTGGTCGAGATAAGTCGGAAGGTATGACTGCTGATGAGGAAAGACAGTTAGAAGAGCTGCATGAGAAGAATAAGAAGCATAAGCCTGAAGAAGAAAAGAAGAAGCCTGATAAAGAGATGTCTGCTGGGGAAAAGAAAGTATACGATATTGTAGATGGGTTGGAAGTAGGAGAAATTGTAAAGTCGAAAGATGATGAACAGCGATTTCATATCAAGCGTATTTCAGATGGTGAGAATGGGCAGAAGAGGTATCAGGTAACTGATACACTTACCAGAACATCTCAGATGATTCCTAGTCGTTCTGGTGTAGCTGCATATGTAGTGAAGGCTTTAGGAGCTGAAAAAGAAGGTGGTGCATACCCTGGTTCTAGGGCAATGACTGATGAAGAAAAGAAAGGTATGGAGAATAATACTGGTATGGGAATCAACATTGATCGAATCAATGATATTGTCGATGGTAAGGTTGACTCCCATAGAGGATTCGGTATCGAAAAACGTGGTGATCATGTCTATGTAGTTCGGAAAGATGGGAACAAGAAAGAGCGTATAATTGTTCCTGGTAAAAATCACCATGACGCTATTGGTAATGCTTTTCAACTAGCTGATCATCTGGGTAAGGGTCAACGTGAAGGTGAGATAGAAGCTTCACGCAAAGCTATCAAAGATGCTCTGGTAGGGATTGGAGATAAAGATCCACAAGACGCTATTGCTCTAATTGGTAAGTTGAAAAGGCAACATTACGGCAATCTCTCGATTGAAGAACGAGCGAAATTGGATGATCTTAGTAAAGCTGCAAAGAAACGTAAGCTAGAAGCTGCTGAAAAAGAGATTAAGCACTATGATAATGTTGCTGATTCCGGGATTGGTGATTTGCTTAGAGGTATGCAACCTAATCAGATTATTAAGGTGAATGGTATAGAGTTTAAGCTAACTGCGGCTGGTAGATACTCTGTTAATAGAGACTCTATTGCTATGGAGAGCGTTGAAGATGCTATCAAGGCGTATAAGAAGGTTGTAGCTTATATTAATCGTTCAGTACAGAAACCGAAAGAACCTGAAGAAGTAGAGAAACCTAAGTTTGCGATTGGTGAGGAAGTTGTTTTGGGTATCGGTCATGGTAGCGGTGTTGTGAAGGGGTACACGGAAGATGGTAATGTAATAATCGTAAAGCCAGGAATTCTTAGAAGAACAGAAACAGTATATGTACCACCGTGGCAAGTGAAAAAGAAGGAAGTTGCGAAGGAAGCTGTTGAGGAAGTAGTCAAGGAAGCTATCAAAGATAAGAAAGAAGCGACACTGGAAGACCTGAAGAAAGAGTTTACTGATCTGCACAACAAGTATCGTGGGAAAAAGGGACCAAGAGCTAAAGCTGATCGAAACAGGCATACGGAGCTTTTGCAGGAACTAGAAAAGCATGGAGAGCGCATTGACCCGAAAACTAAGATTGGTAACCATAAGGGATTTGAAGCCAAGGTAGATCCTGAAAAGGTGAAGAGTGCTATTTCCAATCTTACCGAAATCCAGAAAAAGCACCATGAAGGGATTATGGAACTGACCCCATTACATACCTATGAGTATGGAGAAGGTCGAGTTATGATGATCGGCGCGAATAAGTACAAGGTGTATCTCGCCAACGATCCCAAGAGCGTTGTTGTGACAGATAACCCTGTATCGGCTGCTATCGAGCTATCCGCAAAGCGTACACCAAAGCCTGAACAAGCTCCTGAAGAGCCCAAGAGAAAGCCTGGTGACCCATTGACGTCAGATCAACAGAGAGCTTTAGACGAGCTACACGAGCGCAATAAGAAGCACAAGCCTGAAGATGTGAAGGAACCTAGGACGAAGAAGCCTGAAGAGAAGAAAGAATCGAGTAATTACTCTCTCGACAAGCATAATGAAGCTAGAGAATCTGGAAAGAGGCTCGAAAGGCTTCGTGATATCTACAAGAGAGATGGAGATTTGAGCGTTATTCAACGTGGTAAATACGAGAAGTTGCACAATGCTGTAAGTGAATGGAACAAGAGCGGAGCTATCCTCGATAGACATAGGGTTGATGCTGGTCAGTCATTGGATGATTTGGTTGGTGGTGGGAAGTCAAGTCTTGAAGAAAGAAAAGCTAAATTAGCTGCTGAAAGAAAGCAAGCTCGTGAAGATGAAAAGAAGCATGTTGAAGATCATGTTAAGCGTGAAGAGAAGAAAGAGACTAAAGGTAGAAGGATTACTGTTACATCAACTAATGTTGTTAATCGTACAACAGCGAACATAGCTGATTTAGCTGCTGATTATAAGGCGCGTGGTATGGGTAAGCGAGATGCTTTTAATGAGTTTGTGAAAGATCGTTCTTTGAAACCTGATATAGATGCTAGTGCTTTTTATAAGGTGTTTGAAAGTGTTTCTCCTAGTGTTTTACCATCGAATACTAAAACTAGGGAAGTTGATTTTATTCCTACTCATACACGAGTATCTGATGGTTCTAGTGTTATGGCTGAACCAGCTAATGAGTATGGTATAACTCGTGTTATTACGCAACATGGTAAAGAAGAAAGTGATCATGAGTCTAACTTGAAAAGTATAGATAGTGGAACAAAGATTTCTGAAGAACCCAAGAGAAAGCCGGGAGATCCTTTGACTGCTGATCAACAAAGAGCTTTGGATGAATTGCACGAGAAGAATAAGAAGAATCATCCTGAAGCTATTTCGCGGAAGTCGGATATCGAAACGGATAAACGGTACACTGTTTGGCACAAGGTTGGAGATAATTGGTTAGTAGAACGGTCGATGTATGGACCTGGAGCACAGGAAGTATTCGATAAAGAAGTAACGGCTACTGTGGACAGTACACGTCCGTATGCGTTGTTCGAGCATGGATTTGACCCGAATAAAAAAGATGAGTCTGATTTGTCGAAGAAGCCGGTTCATGCGATGTCTTTGGAAGAAGCTAGAACAGATCGTGAAGCTTTGAACAGAATTGGTAAGGCTAATTACTCTGGTAATTTTGACAAGAGAGACAGTGAGCTTAGAAGCCATATCAATTATCTGGAAGACAAAGCTAGGGTACCGCAAACACTGAGCCACAAAGAAGCTACTGATATAGTCGAAGGTTTGAAGCCTGGACAGAGTAGAGCTGTAGAGATGAAGGGTTTCACATTCCATATCGGAAGACGGGATGATGGTACATATTATATCGGTAAGGGTCTGGAGGTATCTGGAGGTATGCCTGATTACAAGAATACTGGTGGGATGCCGAATATGGGCAAGGATCGCTTGATTTCTGATTTGCGGTATTATTCACGAGAAGATCATACAGAGCGTAATATGGCTTTGATTGAAAGTATGAAGAAGAATGAGACGCTCGCAGAGCATATGCCGAAATTCCATGATTTCAGAAAAAAGATTTCTGAAATGGTTTATAACAACTACAAGAGCGGAAAACAATACTCTCGTGATGATGTGAAGGATCTTCATAGTAAGCTTTCTTCTTTGATGGATGAGATCAAACCAGCTTTGGATCACGTAGGGTCTGATGAAAGATACAAAAGAAACGGTCAAGATCCTGTAGGTAGTATTAGGGAAGCCTTAGCAGCTTTGGAGGTAGGTAGAACACGTAAAGCTGATTGGAATGGTATGATAGATCACGCTAATACTTTGTTGCGAAACGCTACAAGAGCCATGGATAAGCATTTACCGCATGAAGCCAAGACTTCTTTGAAGCATCATTTGGAAGCTTTGAAGGATATGTATAACGGTATGGAACGAGATGTTCATGGTGTGAAAGTAGAGCGAACAGAAACAGGGTATAGAATTGGTAACAATAATTACTCGAATATCGAACAAGTAAAAGCTCATGTCAATGGCGCTATTTTAGGACATGATGAAGATCGTATATCTGATGCTGTAGCGAGGGTTTCAGATAGAATAGAGCATAATCCAGGGCATGTTGATGAGACGTATAGTGATATGTTGAACAAAGAGAATTGGGATAAGTCGAAGTCGTTGAGAATAGCGAAAGATGTTGCTCAACATATGTTTAATAGTATTAATAAAACAGATATGCCTGAGAGCACAAAAGCTGAAGCTAGGGATGTGTTGAAGGTGTATGGTAAAATGATTTCGGAAGGATACCAGGGTATGAATAATATGACTCCTGAAGAGCACGCACATACTATAGCTAACATTGTAAAACAGTACGATAGCTTGAAGAGTACGCAACATGATTACACTATGGAAAACTTACGAGATGGTCTTGAACAGATGGTTGATAATTATCGTAGGGATCGTGGGGATGAAGAGCCTGAAGAACCAGTTGCTAGGATTCAATCCGGTATTGAACAGAAATCAGATTTCATTTCGAGCCATAAGGGATCATCAACAGCTAGTACACATTCTCAGAAGTCCGATTTCTTAGATACAGCTACAAGGCATTTGGTTCAGAGTCTTGTAGGAACACCGTCTACATACGGAAGTCTTGGTGAAAAGACAGATCATGAAATGAAGGGTTTGAAGAATCTGCGAAGTCAAATAGATGAGCATATAGCTACAGATAGAGAATTGAACGATGTACATATGCTAGAGATCCATGATCCAAATATTACCGATTCTAGACTAGATCAGTTGAAAGACTTAGCTAGTAAAAGAATGGAGCGTTATAAAATTGCTCAAGGTGGCTTTAGGTACATGAGTGGTTTAGGTACAGATCATCCTCAGATCGGTTCTCTAGAAGAAGACTATCGTAAGCTACAGCAAGATTCTGGTGCTGTTCATGGAGCTGCTGTGAGTGCTATTGAAGCACGCGAAACAGCTAAAGAGAATAAGCGTATTAGTGATCGAGCTGTTGATGCCAGATCTAAACTTCCTGATGTAACTGATGATCATAAGAAGAAGTATCCGCATACAACAGGTTGGAAACAAAAGGAAGTCGATACTTGGTCACGTATACCAAATGATGATGGATCTTCAAAGTTAGGTGTCTTGAAGAAAGATGCACAGGTTAATGGTGTTTGGGCTTTACAAAAAGCTGATGATGGTAGAGGTAATATGAGTCTTACTCATTTACCTACTGGTTTAACTGCTGGGCAATCTTTAGGCAAACCAAGAGCTTTGAAGCAAGCTATAAATGCTTGGTTGAAAGAAGATCCTTCTAGAGCACATTTAGGTGTTTCAGCAGAAATGGGGAATGATGATCATAGTAGTGCGGTAGCTGGTGTACTTTTACCGCACTACAATAGATTGAAGGAGATTATTAATCAAGGTATTACTGAAGATCAGGTGAAGCCTGTTAGCTCTGAAGAGAAACCGTTGGAACAAAAAGTAGCTGAAACAGTAAAGTCTTCTGTGAAGGAAAAGAAGTCTTCAGGACGAGTAAGTATCTCGAAAAAGAATGTAAAAGCTGGTGATCACTATATCGCTAATGTGAGTGGGAAGAAGGTTCCGATTCGTATTATTGGTGAAAGTCGGTATGGTGGTTGGGATGCAGAGAATACGAAGACTGGAAGACGTATCAGGATCAAAACTGCTGGTAGGTTGACCCATACTCCAGAGAAGTTGAGAGAGCTTGCTGGTGGTAGTAAAGCACCTGAAGAGAAGAAAGCAGCTCCTTCGCCTGAGAAGGGGTCTACAAGCTCCGACAAACCCGATGGTGATACAGAGGGTTCCGTATACAGGAAGATGAATTTGAGCGATTTTGAGTATGATGTGAAACGGTTGAAAGACCCAAGTGTTGCTAAGACTAAGCAAGAGAAGAAAGAGTATGAGTTTTCTCATAATGATCGAACAGCGTACATTAGCAGATCCGATTCTTCATTGTTTGGTGCTGGTGGTGGTTATCACATTTCTTTCTCTCACCATGACGATAGAGCAACGGCTAGGTCTGTTGGTGAGCTGAAAGAAAAGGTAGCTATAGGTTTGATGAAGGAATCAACGAAGGCTGAAAAAGCTCCTGAAGCTCCGAAAGAAGCTAAGAAGCCTACTCATGTAATTCCGGCTGGCAGCAAAAAGAAGATCCCTGCGGAACACCGTGGTACTTGGGCTGTTCACGAAAGTCCTACAACACATGCTTATTCAATTACTCACGCACCTAGCGGATTAGAGGTAGGTCAGTTTGACGACGCGAAACACGCACATGCTGTATTAGACAAGCACTTTGCTAAGAATCCTGAAGCGGAGAATTTCGGGGAGGATGCGAAGCATAGTGATACTTCTGATAAAGAGTTTCTTTCTAAGCTGAAAGAACATGCTCTAGAGCTGCACGGACACCGAGAATCGGTTAAGGAATAGTTGTGGAGTTAGACAAGTCTAAGCTCCATTTAGAAGCTCGTACAGACACCAGAGGGCATGTTGTACATAAGTGGGTGTTGAATGAAACTGGTGGCGGTACACGCATCGAATACGGATACAAGAAGAAAGAGAATACGGAAGCTGAGAAGAGTATCTCTATATTCGACGTTGTTGGTGGTCCTACCGAAAAAGAATTGGACGATCCAAAGAGCCCACATTATCGGTACAAGGATACGGGATACGTACCTGGATCTCGGAAAGAGCTAGCTGCTATGCAATTGAAGCTAGCTGGTAAAAACAAAGAACGATTGCGGCATACTGATATTGATTGGGAAGACCTGGAAAGCAATCCAAGACAGGCTGATAGTCTGATCAATAAGTCGAATCTATTCGGTTCTGTAGATTGGGAGAAGTTGAAAGAAGATGGGATGGAGCCAGGTTGCGGATTCTTGATTGATCGGGTGTACGCTTCGATAGCTCCTAAACCATCTGAGGGTACCCCACAAGCTCGCCAAGACTATACCGTAGGTCTGGAGTCGTTGCGGGATAGGCTGGAAGCGTGCCGTACTGTGAAGGCTGTAGAAGAGCTATTGGAAGAAATGAGATCCGAATACAATGGCGTGATGATGAATGAAGAAGAAAAAAAGACATATGACAAGTTGAGAGCAAGCCAGAAAGAGTTTTCGGCTGAATACAATGCGAAAATGAAAGAGATGAAGGTATTAGAGAATTTGGTAAGTGCTTATTTCGATAAAGATTCGTATGAGGAGCATAGGGATAAACTAGATAAATGGTACAAAGAGAATCCTGGGTACAAAGAAGAACGTGAGACAGTTGAAACACCATACGGAAAAGCCATTCATATTCGTTCTGCGATGCGTGATAAAATACAGAGTCATAATGATAGTATCGGTGTTTTTGTTTCGATGGTGAAAGCTCGAAATAGAAGTAATCCGATTCATAGAGCTTGGGGTTTGATGGGAAAGCGTTTTTTAGCTGTTGTTGATTGGAGAGGTAGGAAAGGCTCCAAGCAATTCGAGAATCATGTAATTGCTGCTAGGCTAGGTAAAGTGAAAGATTGGGAATGGGCTGCTAAAGAAAAAGCGACAGCACCGAAAGTAAGTGAGAAAAAGGTGCGGTTTCAATTGTACGTAGTAGACCAATATAAGCGTATCGGTGGAAAAGAGATCAAGGTCGATTCTACAGATGTCTTGAAAGAAAAGTTTGGTTTGCGAGAAGTGCAATCTGGGCTTTGGGTTTTGAATGATCCAGAGTCAGCTATGTTTCATGTTCAACGTAGCGCGGAAGCTCTTAGTGATTTGTCCGATTTGTTAGGCGTACCTAGGGATAAGATTGGTGTGAATAAGCGTTTAGCTTTGGCGTTCGGTGCTAGAGGTAGTGGGTCTGCTAAAGCTCATTATGAGAAGGTTCATAGAATCATCAACATTACAAAGATGTCTGGTGGCGGTAGTCTTGGACATGAGCTGTTTCATGGGTTCGATAATTTGATCAAAGAGGCTGTTGTAGGAGAGCCTACTGATGCCAAAACGTATGTGTTGGAGAAACCAGAGGTGCTTCCTGCTGGTCCTGTAAGAGATGCTGTAGTGGCTTTGAACAAAGCGATTTCAGAAGGTGATGTACGTTTGCCTGAAGACATCGAATATACAGATAAGGATGTACGAAAAGCGAAATTGAACATAACTTCGTCGTCCACATCAGCACTACCTGTAAAGATTAGAAATGCGAGAAATGCTAGCGAAGCTTGTGTAGCTATCAACGATCATTTCACCCCGTATATGAGGGGAAAAGTAACCCGTAAAACGAAGAACAGAATAATGGAATGGAAGAGGTTAGCTGTGGCCTATCATAGTGGTATGAAAGAATCTGGCGATACCGTAACTGTGAATTCTGGCGAGCCTGTTTCTCAGTTTATGGTTGATGCTGTTTCTATAGATGGTAAGCCGGATAAATATTGGTCGAAGATGCGTGAAATGGGAGCAAGAGCTTTTTCTTGTTGGTGTGAAGATAGGTTGAGAGATGAGGGAAGACGTAATGATTATCTGTCTTGTTTGGCTGATAATAAGCATTACAAACTGGATGGTATCAAACCTTTTCCAGAGGGTGATGAGCGAAAGAAGATTAATGACGCTATGGATGGTTTAGTGAAAGCTCTTCGTGAAGAGAAGGTTTTTGAGAAAGGATTATTATTTGGAATGTTGGAGTTAGTAGGAGGTTAGAGAGGTTGTACACATTCAGCGAAAGGATCACTACTGAGCTGAAGAAAGCGATTCGTAATAAGCAACATTTGCACCTAGAGTATAGTACAGATGTGCATGGTAATAGAATTAGACGTTGGAAGAAAGATGAAGAGTTTTTCACGTATGTACATCCTCATGGGTTCAATGAAAAGCTCCAAGCTGCTTTGAAGGCTATTGGTGGGATGAACTATCCTGTAATGAAGAATGGTAGGCAAGTATGGACATGGAAGTTTGCTTCTAATCTGCTACCCAAGGTTGCGAAAATACTAGAGCATGTCGATCCTGCAATGTCTCAGGCTTTGCTGCATAGTGATACGTATACCGGGCATAGGGCTGTTCACGAGCATTATAAGGCTTCAACAGCAGAATCCCATATCGACAAGCCACAAGGTACTGTAGAGATTCCTAGAGGCGAAGCTGCAAAAAAGAAAGGTATGGACTATTACGATTATCAAAAGGCTGGCGTTGAGTACATTCTGAAAAGAGACAATACGCTCTTGTGCGATGAGATGGGCCTAGGAAAGACGATTCAGGGAATCGGTGCGTGTAACGTCTGGGAGCCTGAGAGGGTTCTGATCGTATGTCCTGCCTCTGTGAAGAGGAATTGGGCTAAGGAATGGAAGCTCTGGAATACGACAAAGGGTTTAGAAGACCCGGTGGTGATTCAAGGTAGGGGAAAAGAGATACCGGACAAGGGAGTAGTGATCATCAATTACGATGTTCTCTCACACTATAAGAAAAAGCTAGATGCCGTTGATTGGGATGTACAGCTAGTTGACGAAGCGCACGAGATTAAGAACAGAGATACGAAGAGAGCTATTGCGTTGGTTGGGCATTATCGAAAAAAGGTAAAGCCTATACCAGCAAAGAAACGTGTTTACATGACTGGTACACCTATTGAGAATAGACCGAATGAGTTATGGCCATTATTGAGCGTATTAGATAATGAACAAGGAGGTTTAGCTCGACAATTCAAACGATTCCATATCGCTGATTTCAATGGGTACGGTACATCGTATACGTATGACAATGCCAAGTCACAAGAGCTGCACGATAAACTGCGATCTCGTTTGATGATTCGTCGTTTGGCTGATGATGTTCTAGACCTTCCACCATTGGTCGAAAAGATCATTGTGCTCGATCCTGATAAAGAAGCTAAAGCTGCAATGAAGGATGATGAAAGAGCTACCCAACAGTACGCTACGTATATGACGAAGTTAGCGGAGCTTGAGAAAAAGTACATGGAGAAAGAATCCAGTATTTCTGAAGATGATGAAGAAGCCTTGAAAGGTTTAACGAAATCATTCGAGTCTGAAGTAAGTGAGCTGAAAGACGAAGGTGGTTATGACTTCCAAGAGATGACTAGGATTCGTCGTCAAACAGCAGTAGCGAAGCTACCTCAGTTTATGCAGTACGTTAACGAGGTGTTGGAGCAGAAAGATAAGATTCTGATTTTTGCTCATCACAAGATTATCATAGCTGGAATCAAACAGGCTTTGGAAGCAAAAGGAATCAAATGTGTGAAGCTGGACGGATCGACTTCTCCCAATGCTAAAGAACAGGCTATCGAGGATTTTCAAAACAAGAAAGATGTTCGTGTTTTCATTGGTCAAACAAGAGCTGCTGGTGTTGGTATTACGCTTACGGAAGCGACAGATGTATTGTTCGCAGAACAAGACTGGACACCTGGACGAATGGATCAAGCAAAGAAACGAGCGCACAGGATTGGGCAAAAAGACACAGTTTTCGTTCATAACGTAGTTTTCGATAATTCGATGGATGCGTATATGGCTCAGTTGATTGAAGCAAAGAAGGAAACGATCAAGAGTGTTCTTGATGCGGGTAAAGTAACTCGTGAAGATATCGAGAAGAAGGAAGAACAAGAGCTTGCTAATATCGTTCCTGTAAAAAAGCAACCTATTGAAGCGCAAGAAGAGGAAAAAAGAACACATGATGAAGCTCGTGATTTTTCGTATGAGTTTGGTGAGGCGTTCCGATACAAAGTAAACAAAAAGGGATTCCTACCTGACTATATCGATGCTATACCAAAGAATGCTGATGAGCAATTCAAACGTATTCAGTTGATGCATGAGGTAATGAAGAAACTGCAATTCAAAGCGAGTGACAGAGACTTTGCGGAAAGTATAGCCAATGCGCCTAAATGGTCGCACGCTAGAGCAGCTTGGGCTTACGGAATACTTCACAGGTATCGGCATAGCTTATCTGATGAGTTGATTTCTGAGCTTGGTTTACAGCCATTGAAGCGTAGGAAGAAAGGTGTTGGCCAAATTATTGATAAACCTAGTACGGGTGCTGAAAAGAAAGGTGTTCAAGAGAAAGTAATTGATTCGCCTATCTTCAAAGATCCTGATAAGCGAAGAGAACAGTTAGAAGCTATTCAGCTTGGTTTACAGAATTTGGATTCGTTGGACTTTTCTCCAGAGGAGAAAAACGATGTAGGATTTAGCGGTTCCACTAGATCTTCTGGTAAGTATTATGCACACCATCATGAGTTTCATAATCCTGATCATATGACTGAAGCTGATTGGATCGCAGCATGGGAGGTTGTGCGGATACATCAGGGTCAGTTAGATAGCGACCTGTTGAGGCGTGCTGGCGTACTTACTGAAGAAGAGAAAATAGCTGCTGAACAAAAGAAGATTGTGCAGAAGATTACAAGCGAGATCCAAAAGCATAAACCTGTAGCTAGTATGACAGATGAGGAATTGAAAGCAGAGTTTGAAGCCTATCCTAAGAAGAAAGGCAAACCCCCAGCTAGAAAAACTGAGTTGAAGAAAGAGCTTGAGAATCGTGGTCATAGAGAAAAAGAGCTGAAGTTTACGAGAATCAACCCAGGTATGTATCGAACAAAGACTGTTGTTGAGTTTGACGGTAAAAAGCATAATGTCGAGGTTACTATCGGGCAACAGGAGAAAAGCTCTCATCATACTGCTACTTCTCCTAGATGGTATTTTGCTGTTACTAGTCCTAGCGGTGGTACGATAGAACCTGGAGATATGTATAGTACAAAGAAAGAAGTTGTTGATGCTTTGAAGTATGCTGTTGAACATGGGTATACTGGTACGAAGTATGGTTGGGTTATTGTGGAAAAGTCTAAAGAAGCTGAAGTGGAAAACAAGACTGATGATACGATAACAGGTATTGGTCCTATTCACGCTGCTAAAGGTACTGGTGAGCATGTAAGAATGGTTACGTTGAATAATGGTACAGAATTTCCTGTCGATGCTTCTATAGCTTCTATGATTAAGCGAATAAATGATGCAGGTTTTGAATCAATGCAAAGCATGAGTGGTTTGAAGGAGGATTATATTGGAACAAAGGGTGAATCACGTTATTCATCAGATGGGTATGTGTCGTTTGTTGCAGAGAAGCTATCGAAAAAGCAGATTGATCGTATTGCAATAGCCGCTAAAAAGGCCGGTTTAGTTTTCAGTGATACTGGTAGAGTGTTTGGTCAAAAGAGTATTGATGTAAGAACAGGTGTTACTGAATCTGGTAAGTCTGAAGAAGACTTGTTGAATGCTGCTGGTATAGCTGCTGCTAAAAGTATGGGCGCTAAAGAAGACGAGATAGAATTACCGGGTACTAGAGATACTATTGTAGGGATGAATGTTGGTGGTTTAAGTGATTATGGTAGAAGTAATATAGCTTCTCGTTCTGGTATGTCTTATGATGAAGTATTTTATAAGTATTTGCGTATTCGAGCGAAGATGATTAGTGATATGAAGAGTAAAGATCCTAATATCAGCGATAGTGAGATAGGTAAAAGATGGAAAAAGTTTGAGACATACTTATTAGATTCTGAGGAACAAGAGAAATCTAGTATTAAAGAAGCTGTAAAGCCTTCAACTGTAGCTGACACTAGTAGACCAAAGAATCCAAAGAGGTATCGTTACTTCACCTCTGGTTCAAATAGGGTTGGTGAGATTTTAGGTTTTGATGATGCCCAAGTAGATCTTGGCGTGACAGCAGATCAGGTTATCGGTAGAGCTTCAGAAGAAGCTATCAAACGATTAGGTGGTACGAATAGACGTATATTCATCGACTCTGGAGCTTTCTCTGAAGTGAAGGATGAGTTTGATCCTGTAGCTGGCGGTTTGAAAGTGGTCAAGCCTATTACGCATGAAGACTGGACGCGCATTCTTGACTTCTACGATAGGATCTCAGGTCCGTTGGGAAAGCAAGCATACGTTGTTGCGCCTGATAAGGTGAGTTATGCTAAAGAGACTATGGAGCGATTGGAGAGGTACAAGGATCGTATACGAAAGTTGCACGATTCTGGAGTGAGCATTATCGTAGCTCATCAAAAAAGTCCTGATAGCTCGCTTGCTGAATTCAATACCAAGGTGAAAGCAATTCTAGGATTTGACGATTTCATTGTTGGTATTCCTTCGAATAAAGCTAGACCAACACATGAAGAGTTGCACGATTTCATAAGTACAGTGAAACCTGATAGAGTACATTTGCTCGGTATGGGTCCAACTAACAGTAAGTTTGAAGCTTATAAGAACGTGATCAATAACGCTCATCCTGAGATTGGTGAGATCTTCACCGATTCTGTAGCCATTACATCGAAGGTAGGACGCGGACAAGGCGTTAAGCCTTTGACTGTATCTCAGGATGAAGCTAGAGCAAGGGTCGCTGAAGGTACGTTTGGTGAAGGGTATGATAAGGTAGACTATACCGACACTGTAAAAGAGGATGCGAACAATTGGTTGACTGGATCTACATTCGACAGATTTATTGAAGAGATATCAGGTTTTTCTGGAATACCAGCAAAGCCGTACTTTCCCACAAAGCCGTATGGTAAAGAAGAGTCTGAAGAGGTAAGTAACTGGAAAGAGGTTGTTAAGCGTATCAAAGAATCGAACGATTACAAGAAATATGAGAGTGCTGTTAATGCTGTAAAGCAAGATGTCGAAGCTTGGTTGGAGGATAATAGCAATGATTGGGTAGATCAGGCTTTGGACAATGCTTGGATTAGGTATACTGCTGATAGGTCTGGAGAACAGCGAAATAGAGAAGGTATTCGTGAGTATTTTTCTGGCAAAGGTGGTGATACTCTAAGAGCATTTGAGCAAGAGAGTGACTCGCCTAAATTGGATGTTGAAGCTAGAGATAAGCATCAAAAACTTTCAAAGAAAGCTACTGCTGTTTTAGCTGGTGCTATGGATCATGAGATTGTCAGAAGAGACGATCCTAGATATGAGCAAATTCAAGAGCTTATAAAAAGAAGAATGCTTGAAGTGAATGAGGAAACTTCTGATAGTATCGGTGTGTCTATAACTCATTATGGAGAAGCTCATTTGAATAAGTTACTCAGTGATGCGTCTATGAAGAAACTTGTTTCTTTGACTAAGATTAAAAACCTGAATTTGGCTGATACTGAAGAGCATATCAAAGCTATCAATACAGGTGGTTTCATTGTATCTGATAAATACCGAAATGCCTTGATGCGCCATAGAGGTATCTTGCAGGATGAAGCAAAGAAATCTGAAGTGGTTGAAGAGCCTTCGCACGTAGAGAGATACAGCATAAAGTCAGCTTCAAATAGATTGGAACATTTGGCTAATATCTTACATCAATTTGGTAGATTTACAGATAAGCACAAAGAGGAATATACCAGACTGTACAACAAGATTCAGGAATGGAACAAAAAAGTACCAGGTATTCTGCGAATGAAAGAAGAGTCTCTTGAAGAGCTGCTAGATCGACATGAGAAGTTCAAAGCTAAGGAAAAAGAGCGTAATAAAGCTCTTATTGCAGAAGAAACACCTAAGAAAAAGTACAAGCCGAAATACAGCTATAAGAAGAAAGATACTACTGAAAAAGTGATCAGTATTTTCGATCTCGATTTTGAAAAGTCGTTGCGTATGTCTTTAAAGAAAGCGTTGGCTTCAAGACGTAGGAAGACTACCTCAACTGTCGGTGAGCCTGTTGGGTTGCTGGATCTGCTGAAAGGGAATCCTGACGCTGTGATCGATAGCTGGGCGCGTAAAATGAAAGTGGAAGGGGGAGATCATCCCTTTACGTGGTGTGTACGGAAGGCTACGTTTGTAGAAGATCCTAAAGGATTTTGCGGAGCTGTGCATATGGCGGCATTTGGTAAGACTCCTATGGAGCTGAAGAAAAATAAGGGGTAATGAAAAAAAAGTTTGACAGGGTAAGCGAAGCTGTTTTAGGGTTTGTCTGCTAGCAGCGATGGTCGCTGTTGAGAAGAAGGGGCAAAAGACACCATGGCAAAGAAAATCGAAAACGTGAAGCTGACCAAAAAGGGTTTGATGGGTCTCGGGGTCTCGGCTGAAGAAGCTGAGATCATGCTTGAGGCTCGAATCCAGCTTCAGGCTAAGGCCGAGGAAGCTGGGCTTCGTAGGGCGCTAAGAAGCTCCAAGACGATCAGCGAAATCCTTGGCGAGTTCCCAAGCTTGGGTGACAGGAAGGCGAAAGACCTCTTTTCGCCTGCGACGACCGCTGCACCTGTCGCCAAGAAACGCGGCGGTGGACGACGCACGAAGGAACAGGTTGAGGCAGCGCAAGCGGCTATGACAGCCGTTGTGCTCAACGTCCTTTCCGACGAAGACGTGCACAAGCGTGGAGATTTCACGTTGCCTCCTGAAGCGAGTGCAGCGGATCTCAACGCTGCTATTGCTTCGTTGCTCGAAGACGGCACGATCACCAAGGACGGGGAAAAGGCCAAAACGGTCTATACCCTCGCCTAGTTCGCGTCTCACACTCACCTTCTGATTTTTCCCACATAGACTAAAAAGAAAAGAGGTTAGCCATTGGGGCGTAACTCCGTTGTCCTGTGGAGTGGTGGATTCTATTCCACTATGCTGATTGTATCTAAGCTCTTGAAAAAAGAAGTAGTTTACCCCATTTTTGTGAATTACGGGCAACCTAGCGCCGATGCTCAGTTAGGAGCCTGTCGAGTAATCAAGCGAATGTTCCGGTACGATCCATTGCTTCGACCAAACCAAGACACCCCGATTCGTATTCAGAGCATGGGTCGCACAGAGAACATGGGAGGTAGACTCGCTACGTTGGGTCTAGGAGTCGCTGTGGAAAAGGAAGCTACGTTGTACATAGGTGCATCGAATAACGTGTTACAAGGGTCATTGTATCCCAAGGAGCTGGTGGAAGCTCTGAAGCAAATGGGGGGTATCGAATTTCCTTTTTATGACTTCGACTACAACACGATTGCGGAATATAGAGATGTTCGGATGGACTATGTACCTCGTTTTTCTCCATACATTTGGGATTGTACGAAGCCGAAACAGATCGATGGTCAATGGAATCCGTGCCGTCATTGCAAAGCCTGTGAATTACGAGAGAAGCGAGAAAAGGCTTTTTTCTCGAATGTTGATAAAGCGGAATGATAGCATTACTTTTCTGGCTTATGTTACAAGATAGGGGTGTTTGGTGGCAGAAATAGCAGGTTCGGGAATTGCAGCAAAGCCTGGAACGCATCGCGGAAAAGTGCTTGTGCATCGCGGTGGGAAGACATTCGAGCAAGAGCGAAATCTCAGAGACGATGAGGCTCCTGCTGGACCTCGACAGAAAAAGCAACAGCAAGCTCCTGAAAAGAAAGATCATGGAGTCAAGCTGGATCAACCAACGAAAGATAGGCTGAACAAGCACGCCAATGAAGCCAGGGGAATGAAGCCAGGGGAAAGTAAAAAGATCAACGGGGTTGGTGTTACAGCTCTTCCCAATGGTTTCTTCAAGGCTACCGTTGAAGGAAAGCCTCTCATTGTCCACGGGCTCAGGGGTGTATCGTTCATTATAGACAAGCTTGGTTCAGCTACCTCTACAGCTACAGCTCTTTCTGTTGGCGACATTCACGGAAAGACTGTGAAGCAAGAGATTGGTGCGAAGGTTACTGAAAGGCTTGTCGAATCGCAAGCTGCTAAAGCCAGAGCTGCCCACGAAAGAAGTAAAGGGCAAGCGATCAAAGAAGCAAAGCAAGTTGAACAAGATACCAAGCGAGCTAAAGCGGAGAAGATTCGAGATCAGAAAAGAGCTATTGCTGCTAAGGATTATGCATCTAAGCTGACACCCGAAAAGGTAGATCAGATGGATGGAACACAAGTGATCAATGCAGCTAGCAAGCTTGGGCTTTCGATTAATGATGAAGATGGGAATGTGCATAGTCTCGATTCATTGAGAGCACAAGTTCGTAATTCAGCTAAAGGTAAAGCGCAAGCAAAAGCAAAGCCTGAAAAGAAGCAAGCGCAGAAGAAAGAAAAGCCTGGACAGGTTGCTCAACCTGAAAAGGAAAAGCCTACAATTCACATGAAAGCTGATATTACGGTGAATCGTGGAGAAGAGAAGAAGGAAGAGAAAAAGCCTGATAAACAGAGTGAAGACTTTGTTTCTAAGATGAAAGACATAAGGAATAAGCAAAAATCTAAAAGGGAGGGCAAGAAACCTGTGGACAATGCTACTTTTTCAGAACACATGAAAAAGCTACGCGATAAGCAAAGAGAAAAGCGTAAAGGTAAAGAGAGTGAAGACAAGAAAGACAAACCAACCAAGGGTAAGAAATAGTTTTCTAGACTAGGAAAACAATACTTTACGGATTCGTTGACGGGCTTTCAAGCTTTTGATATCATTCATGTAATGCCACGGAAAACTCAGTCATTTTCACACCTTACGTATACGTCACGAGTGAAGAGATCACGGGTTGTAGTCGGGCAAGGACAACCGTACTATTACCCGTGTATCTCTTGGACTCGTCAATTCGCAAACAGGAGATCTACCTATCCGTTAGCGATTCACAAGGTAGATTTTTTCGAGATGGTCAAGGAAGTAATCTGCGGTGGTATTCGCATACCAAAGACTCCGCAAGCTTCCGATGAAATGAAGATTGTATATAATGTGGATACCCAAGAATTCGGAACTGGTAACTATGTAACGAGAGAACAATACGATCACTTGATTGCCAGTCTCTTGGAAACTAGGGTAGACGGTAAACCTGTTGATGATACGCCATTAGGTATCGGGTTTATGAACTACATTCTTACTAAAGCTGGCGTCAAATGGGAAGATCGTAGACAAGAGTTTGCTGGTAAGAGTGTTCTACGGAAGATTACTGGCTATGACATCATGGATCGGTTTCGTGTAATCGGAGCTGGTGTCGAGGGTTTGTTGTACGGAGTCGTTTCGTGGGATGCTGAATATACTACATGCGACTTTATAGCTCACCTTAGAAACAACGTAGATAATTTCATCTTCATAGAAGCCAACCGTATTCGTGGAGAGCACTATGGTTTAGCTGAAGAAGCCGAGCTGACATTGCGCCATAAGCTGTCTGGTAGCTATGGTCGTAAGAGGGCTATAGCGAAAGCTGTAAATTATTTGGAGCGTAGAAACATCGAACCTGATATTAATGGTGTCCTTTACGCTTTGGCTGAGTTAGAAGTACCTGTTACACTGTTTGGATCGAAGAAGGGTGAAACGTATAATCATCATAGTGTACGTGAGAACCTTTTTCGTATTCTAAATCCTGTTCGCTGCATTTCGTATAATGAGTGTTTGGAGGATGACTTCTCTATTCCTCTATCTCGTGAGATGAAAGAGATTACTAACGCCATCAATACAATCGAAACGAAATCCATTCAAGTTACGATGAGTAAGCCTAATCATTTGACGGTGCGCCATCTGGAAGGCTATTCGGTGTTGATGCAATTGCGTGAAGAGTTGATGGTAGCTATTGGCGAAGCTCCCCCCAATGGTGTTGGGGCTTTCTCAGCAAAGGAAGCTGAGATAATCGATTTGATGCTTTTCTCCGATCTTCCGTTGGTTGGTGAGTATGGTGGATACTCACCATATTACGACATTGCGAAAGAACGAGCCAAACTTGCACTAGCTAGTAATTCAGTAGAGAAGAAAGAGATTCTCGATACAATGCGTCGTCTTTTCTCTTCAGCGTATGTCGAGGTGCCGAATGTGGAAGGTGCGTTTGATGCGCCTTCATACGGCTCTATACCTCGCGTACCGTTGAAAGGGTTCAGCAACACCTGGGTAAACAAGACGGCGTACAGGCTATCTGTAGCTGAAGCTGAACGCGATGATTCTTCTGTTGATGGTCAACACGTTGCGGAGAACATCAACTTTGTCCGTAATCTGCTTTTCAATAAGCTGAGAAAAAGAGGATACCTAGACCCTAACAGTCCAAACGCTCTTTCTTGTATCCGTACCTTTTATTTACAAGAGCATGGTTTACCTTTGGATTATCAGGAGAGGATACCTGAGATTTCTGCTGGTCCTACAGCTAATGACTTAGCAGAAGGATCTGGTTGGCGAAGAAGACGTGACTTTGATCATTGGGTACTTCGCCAAAAAAACATAAGTAGTGGTCGTATGCAGTATGGTGATATATTCGAGAAAATCGCAATGCAGCATAAGGGCACTAAGATGACATCTCCTATTAAAACTGTTCTGTCCTTACCTGCCGAAACCGTTCCCTACCGATAAAATCAACTTACGATACTACTTCCGTTCACTAGAAAGGTGGTGGTATGACGGAACCTACGGATAGGTACATTACCATCCATTCGATTTACGCTGCTTTGTACGGTAAGCCTGATGAACCTTGGAGCCCAGTTCTTTACGAGTTTCAGAAAGCTATTCTCTGTACAGAGATTGGAGCTGATGATTCGATTTCTGACGAAGACTTGATTAAAGGCTTTGGACACAAGGATATGTCTAAGCTTAGGAAAGTAATTGTTACAGACAAGAATGGGAAAAGAATGACGGTATATAAGAAGATCGAGGGTTCTTCTGAAAGAGAAAAAGGATTGCATAAAGAGTATGGCGCAAAGTACAAAGATTATAGTTTAGACAAGTTACATAGTACAAAAAGTATGTTGGAGAAGAAGTTAGTGAAAGCTAAAGCTAGATCGTCTGGATCTTGGCATGATGCAGATCCTTTCTGGAGAACTACAGCGCAGCGTTTAACAATTGCTTTGAAGTATATAGATAAAGAAATAGCTAAGAGATCTAATGTCGAACAGTCGAATGATGAACTAGAACAAAAGCGTGCTAATGATGAAGGATTGAAGACTAGACAGCGACTATCAGAGAAGTTGTTTAAGAAAGGAGATCTTGTTCAACAAGGTAGGCTATCTCATGCTCCTATCGGGAGTGTAGTTAAACCTGTTGGAGCATACGGTACGTGGGAAAAGGTAAATAAGCACAAATGGTCCGACGGTAGTGGTAAGTTAATGACTACACGAGATTTGCATAGGTACTGCGATGGTTACAGTAACTTTAAAGGAGAATACCATATTCTCAAACGTGGCAAGGGTGCTGTTACGTAATGGATGACATAGTAACCCTATTCGATATGGATGATTTTGGGATGATTAAAGGTGGGGCTGGTGATGACTCGTATCGTATGTACGGGTTCGCATCTTCTCCAGCTAAAGACATTGATGATGAGATCGTAATTCAGAAAGGTCTGGACATTGGCCCATTGAGTCAACGAGGTTGGGTCAATTGGGATCACAATCGGTTGAATACGATTGGTTGGGTTCAAATGGCTGATTTCAGAGTCAACCCAAACAATCCAGATATGAAGAAGGGTGTATACACTGAGTATCAGCTTTTCAAAGATGATCCGGTAGCTCAAAGAGTTTGGACAATGGCGAAAGCTATTGAGTCTTCCGATTGCCCTAGGAATCTTGGGTTGTCTCTAGAAGGTACCAGACACTTGAAGAAAGCTCAGTCTGTAATGTCTGCTACAGTGTACGGTATGGCTGTTACACCATACGCAAAGAACATCGAAACGTCAGCACATACTTTTATGAAGTCCATTCTAGGTGGTGATCTAGGTATCGCTGAAGCTTTGAATGACGGTCCTTACATCGAAGCTACGGGAATTGATTTTTCTGCTGTTTCGGAAATGATCTCTGATCGCATAGTTGACAGAGTAGTTTCTGAGATCAGGAAAGCCATTTCTTCCGGGTATGATGTTGGTGGAACGTCTCAAGCAAATGGAGCTGCTATTCGCAAGGAGTCGTTGATCGATAAGATGGCTAGGGTAGACCCTAGTTCCATCCCAGAAGATCTTTCGGGATACTCTGATTACGATAAAGAGGTTATTTCAGCGTTACGTAAAAAAGCAGAGAGTAACGGTTGGTTACTTACCAAGAGTGATGCAGCTATTCTGATTGTGGCTTTGAAGGGTCATAAGTTACCTGATGTTTTGAAAGCTTTGGAATTCACACTATAGACCACCAAAAGGAGAAGTCTAAAAAGTGCCGACAGAAGATCTAGACCTCATTAAGAGCATGAATGATGCGATTGAAGACCTTGAATTCAACGCTTCTTCAAATTTTGAAGATGATGATTATGATGATGATAGTGATATTGAAAAAGGTTTGGAATTCGATTTAGCTGATGCTGAGATTGACGACGACAACTTCGATGTTTACGACTTTTTGAAGGGTCTTGCTGATACGAATAATGCGAATACGGATCGCCTTTCGCGTGCTGTTGAGTCTCTGTTGAAAGTCAATCTTACCCAATCCCGTTTGATCAAGGGTCTTTCGGATCGTATCGAAGCTCTTGAAATGCGTCCGGGTAAAAGATCTGCAAAGCCTGTACTCTCCAAGGGTCAAGCTGAAGGTATTGTTGAGCGTCCGTTTGAAGATAATCTGTCTGATATTTTCGGAGCTGCTGAAGAGGTGTCTAATGGTTCGATCATTGGTCCTGTGAAGGATCGGATTTGTTCTGAAATGCGAAAGGGCATCGATGACAATTCGTTCTCTCGTGATGAGGTTTTGAATTTCTCTCAGGTTCCGTTTGACACTACTATCGAAGCTATCAAGAAAGCTTTCCCGAATACTGCTCCCATTATCGATAAGTACATCGACGCGGAATAATCCAAGGTACAAAGAAGGAGATTATACTAAATGTTAGAGTGGCTCGTTAGGTCGTTACAAGGTGGCGGTGGTTTTGGTGCGCTTACTCCGAATCGTTCTGCGGAGCTGATGAAGGCTATTTCTTCCGGTTATGACGTTGGTGGTACTTCGCAAACTGGTGGTGCAGCTATTCGTATCGAGAATATGGAACAGTACCTTGCGATCCTGACCGAAACCGAGCGGCAGATTACTTTCCTGAAGAATAAGAAGCTTGCTACTCCTACGATTATGACCACGGCACATGAATACGCTAGGCGTACTGCGCTTGGTGATAGCGATAACCAGTTTCTCCTTGAAGGTGAAATGCCGGAAGAGGAAGAAGAGACGATTGATCGATTGGTTTCGCTTTGCAAGTATCAGGGCGTCATTGGCGCACATACCATGGTTTCTGGCCTGGTGAACAACATTGTCGATCCTGAAGTTGAAACTACTGCTGCACGTACTATGTCGATGCGTAAAGTGAAAGAGCGAATGATGTTTATGGGAAATGCCAAGCTGGGCTTGAATGGTGCAGAAGGTGTTGAGCCCGATGGAATGGAAACCTATATCACCCGTGATGGTACTTCCGATCATGTGATCAATGCTTGGAATCAGCCGATTAACCAACAGCACCTCAAGAACGCTAACGCTGTCATTCGTAACTACAACGGCTTTGCTACGGACGTGATTATGCCGAATGACGTTTGGGATGACTATGCTGATGAATATATGCCGAATTTCCAGCATCGACCCGGTGATCAAAAAGGCGGTGCGCTGAATGTTGGTTGGAAGATTACTGCTATCGAGACGGCTACTGGAAGCCTCGACTTCAACGGTCTTTGGCTGTACAGCGGTTTGACCCGTAAGACTCCGGTTACCGTTGCCAAGACTCGTGCTCCTGCTCCTGCTCCTACGGTTACGGTTGCTGCTGCTGCTACTGGTACCGGACAATGGGCGAATACGTTTGCAACCCTTGGTGGTACGCGAGAATATCGTGTTGCTCTTGGAAACCGTTTCGGTGAATCTCTTGCTGCTGTGACAGCTCCTACGTCTCTGACGTTTGCGGCTGCTGCAACTACTTCTGGTCGCGTTACGATTACCAACCCTGCTGGTGGGTATGCTGGAACACCCCCCGCTTATGCAGCTATCTACGCTCGTGATACGGCTACTGGTGGAACGGCGACAGCTTGGGGTTGTATCGGTCGCGTACCGATTACGACTATCACTGCCGGTGCAGCTTCTCTCGTTTGGGATGATGACGGTGAAGATATTCCTGGTACCTATCGTACCTGGATTCTCGAATTCGCTCCTCACGTTTTCAAGGCTCCCCAGCTTCTTCCGTTCAGCAAGATCGTACTTCCCCTGCTGACTCTGAGCAAGCGAGCGGCATACGTCAATTTCTGGTGGACAGAATCTCAGATTCCCCGCCGAATGGTGATGGTAAAGAATATCGCTCGTCGGACTGCGTAAAAATTAATGCTGCACATTGATTATTCGTCTTATCCGAGAATGGTGAAGCTGCTCGATAGTATGCCTTATCCGGCAGCTAGGTTCAATCTCGGATATCGGTTGTATCAGTTGATTACTTGGGCGCGAGAAGTTCATACCGATGCTGCTGCTACGGTAGCTTTGGCTAACGAGCTTCGTACTGATCTCAATACTGGTGGTGATCTGTTTCTTCTTCTTACCGAGTTATACGATAGGCTTCATACTACTGGTGACTATCAGGTTTTGATCTCTGCTCTCAGAGCATTGTTCATTACTGGTGGCGATCTCCAAGCTAGAATAACCGATCTTGAAGACAAAGCTTTCAATGTTATGGATTGTAATCCTGGCTGGCAGCAAGATACAATTGCTCCTACCGATTTTCAGAACGCCAATGCTATTTATGCTAATGTGAATGGTGAACAAGCTGCTATTGAAGAAAGTACATTAGGTACTGAATTAAGAGCTAGGCTTCATACTGCTGGTGACTATCAGGTTTTGATCTCTGCTCTTCGTGGAGAATTGATTGCTGCTGGTCAAATCGCAGAGCGTTTGCAAGATCTTGAAGATAAAGCATACAATCAGATTCTTACCGATCCTGGGTTACAGGAAGACGTTGGTGTGGCTACAAACTTTGAAAACTTGAATCAAATTGACGGTATCGTTAATGGTCTTTATTACGCTAATCTCGTTGCTGCTGGTGCATTGAATGCGACTCCCGTTGGTTGGGATACTGGAGCTGGTCAAACTCGTTTGGTTACTCTTTCCGTGAATAATGTTGGAACACTTACTCAAACTGTTTCTGCTATTGATGCCGCTATCGCTCCTCGTCCACCTTCAGGTGAAATGCCGATTGGTATTGCTCATGTTCCACAAAACTTTGTCTCTGGTGTATCACAGATTGTTGCTGGTGGTGTGACGTTTACCGATGGGTTCCCACGTCGTCTTGCTGTACATACCCCTATCGCTACGGCTGATGTACTCGCTATTGCTGCTGCTGCTCCTACAGCTCCTCTCGTTGCTGCTGCTAACGCTGAAACTCCCGTTGGTTGGGATACTGGAGCAGCGGAAACCCGTTTGGTTACGCTTTCCGTGAATGCTGCTGGCGTAATCACGCAAACAGTTTCCGCTGTTGATGCTGTTATCGCTCCTCGTCCACCTTCCGGTGAATGCCCGATTGGTGTTGTTGCTGTTCCGAATAACTTCACTTCTGGTGTTTCTGCTACGGGTCTTTGTACGTTTACCGATGGATTCCCACGTCGTCTTGCTGTGCATACTCCTATCGCTACTGCTGATGTTCTTCCTATCGCAGCTTCTACCCCTGGTGCGCTTACTGCTCCAGCAGCTACAGCCGTATCGGCAACTGTTCCTGACGCTTTCCCAACAACGGATCAGTAGTAATGCTTGTTATTAAGTGTAAATACCCTAATCTCGCTTGCTTTAATACTCCTACAGGATTGACTGTTTGTGGTGTTCCTTGTGTTCTTCAATTCAGTAATGGGTATGCTCCTATTCCTGCTAAGTTTGATGAGAAAGAATTTGTTGCTAGTATTCGTAGAGACTACTCGAATATGTTTGAAGTTGTAGAAAGTAACGATTGTACTAAAGCGGAAGTGGAAGTTATCTTAGTTGAAGAAGCCTCAGAAGAAGAGGTAGAAGAAGTTGAACCTAAGAAATCTATTGAAGATGCTTTCAACGCTGCCCTTGGTGGAGAAGTTGAGGAAGTATCAGAAGAGGAAGCGATTGAAGAGATTGTTGGTGAAAGCGAAGAAGATGAAGATGAAGAATCTGATCCTGACGAGAAAGTAGATATTGATGATATAATCGAAGCTGTAGCTGAATGCAGCACCACAGATAAGGTGCTTGGTATTCTTTTGGATCAATTCGATTTCGAGGAAGACAAAGAGTCTTTGTTAGAGAATCTGGTTATTCTTCGTGATAGTGATCGTGTCGATGCACTTTTCGGTAAAAGTGACAAGCTACTCAAAGCTAGGGTGAATGTTGTTCTCAAAAAGAGGAATGACTAAAAAGCAACAACGATAGGAGGTTTTTTCATTGCGAGTAAAAGACCTAGATGATCAATGGCTTTTGAAAACACATTTTTTCGGTATCTACAAAAAGAAGAATGATCGACTTGTTTTAGAAAACCCAAACGTAGCTGATGACATCTTTGAACCTTCTGTAATCAGAGATGAGATTCAAGCTGCTATTGGACGTGTTCAGAAGTTGATCAATGCTGATATTAAATTGAAAGAGCACATTGTTGAGTATCACGATTACAATATGGATGATGCTATGCAGTATTTCTATGTACAGCCACGGCATTATCCTGTCATTACTGTACATTCGATGAAGTTGAAGTATGGAGAACAAGGAGCGGAAATCTTGGAATTTCCCTCTGAGTATATTCAGATCAAGCCTGGAACTAATGATGGTTTGATTCAAGTTCTTCCGAGACTTGGTTCAGCTATGACACTGAGTATGGACCCTGGTTTAGCCTTCTTCGTAGGAATGTTCGATTCCTACAGCGCACCATCAATGATTGAGCTTGAATATGATGCTGGTTTAGAAGGTCTACCTGATGAGCTAGACGCTGATATGACAAAGGTAATAGGGATGCTTGCTAGCATTCATCTATTCAACGTATGGGGTGACATTATCATTGCGCCAGGTGTTGCTAACTTTTCAATGGGTTTCGATGGTATCAGTACGTCTATTGGTACTACGTTATCGGCTGAAAATGCTGCCTTCTCTGCTCGTGTAAGAGAGTATGAGCGGGAACTATACGGCCAAAGTATGACGGGTGTTCCTGGTTTGATCTCTACTCTCGTGAAGAAGTATCAGCGAATAATTGTAGGTACGTTGTAGCAGAGAAAGAGCGGGTTACTCCGCTCTGTTGAGGCTCAAACTTTCAGTCTTAGTAGTTATGCTTTAGATTCTTCGCCCCCCGGAATTGAGGGCACTACGAAAAGGTGTCTGTTTGAGTCTCACCAGAGCGGGATAATCCTAGGAGGTTACTTTTGAGTAGTAAAGGACCATTAAAGACTTTGGAGGAAAAGCCTTTACAGGTTCTACCTCCGAATTACTTGAAGCTGATTCACCCCATTCTTGGGTACATGAACACTATGATTCAACAAAGGGGTTCCAGAGCTATACTCTACCATTCAACTCCTTGCCCTTGCGTTGATGTTAGTGAATATGGTGGAACAGGCCAACCAGCTTCCGATTGTGTTTCTTGCGGAGGTTTCGGACTGTACTTTTTACATGAAGACCCTCACGAGTTACGAGTCTTGGTGAGTGGTCTAGATGCTAAGGAAGCTAATGTTAGAGCTGGTACTGTTGGCATTGGTACTGTTCGTATTACAATGCCACCTGGATACTATGTTGGTGGTGGGGACAAATTCGTATTCCCTGATTCAAGAGTAATTGTTCCCACCATACGTATTTTCAAAAAGGTCGATGGGTACATCAGCCTTCCGTTCGATGCCGTAGACATTGAGAGTGCTGTTACGAAATCGAGAGAACCTAGAGATCCTGTAGTAATTCTCGAAAGAGGCAAAGATTACGGGTTGGATAGGAAGAATCGTAGACTGGTGATTAATGATCAAGGTGCTGTGCATGATGGGATGGTCGTATCTTTTTCTTCCGTGGTAATTCCTGAGTACATTGTGAGTGATGTAACCAGCGTGGATCGTCAATTCTTGACCGATACGGACGATAGCAAGGCTTTGGTTACCAGGCTACCTAAGAACGTAATGGCTGAACGGGCTGATTTGTTCTTCGATACAGGTGCCCAACGTGGCTAAGGTATTCATTCGATCCAATAGGTCAGCTTCGTTAGCTCGTGTAATCAGAGGAAAAGCTCAACATGCTAGATCGATGATCAGCTTTTGGATCTCTGATTATTGGCAAGAGCAAGTAATGAACACCGGAAGAATTTCGGTTCGTGCAAAAGCTAGGTATCTCTCAGCTATCCAACCTTATAGAGATCCCAAAGCTGGAGCCTACATTACGGACAAGATCGCTATCCTACTTGAAAAAGGTTGGGGTAGGTTCGATATGAAACCCGGTTTGCTGAAAGGTCTTCGCTGGCGAGTAATACCTCTTCGTATTGCTGGGCAAGTACAGTTTCGTACTGTATCGGAGAATTCAAAAGGATGGATTCACCCCGGTTATGGTGGGGCTCATGTAATGCATAGGGTTGAAAGAGAGGTACCTAAAATTGTACAGAGAATTCTGCAAAAGGCTTTGAAATGACGAGCGCATATGTAAAGCCTCAAAGAGATAATGTTGGCTTAGTATTTCCTGAAATGCTGATTCACAGTGTTTTACGAGATATGCAAGAAAAGCTAGCGTTGGGTAAATATGGAGATGGGAATAGAGAGGAACCTATCGTACAACAGTTTAGGGGTATCTCTGAACGAACGATAGAAGGGCTTTTCAACTCGTTGCGAAAACCTCGACAGCCGAAACTGTCTTTGGCTTTTCCTACGGGAAGAGAAGCGCATATGCTTCCTTGGATTTCGATTATCCCAGAAGGTATGAGTGAATACCAAGTTGTGTTGAATGATGCCGGGGAGGATATCGCTTTCCAGGCTGAAGCTGTAGAAGAAACTACAACATTAGCTCCGTTGAGTGGTGTTGTAGCTGGTGAAACAGAGTTTCAGTTTCCTCAGAGAAATATAGATGCTCAATCTACTTATGAGTCTATATACATCGTTCGTGGAGGGGAAAACATTCCTCTCAACTGGATTGATGATGATTTCACAGTAGATGCCGCTACCGGAGTTGTTACGCTAGCAGCAGCTCTGATAGCTGGTGATTCATTAGTTTGTACAGAGTATATCTACTATGGTCTTGAAGGCGGAACAGTAGTTACTAGCTTCAACGAATTCAACCATGTGATTTTTGTCGATACGCTCAATCCATTACTTACTCACTTTTTGGTGGGTTTGGTTTGGAGAGAGCTGATGATCAATAGAGTAGTAATGCAGCAGAACGGACTAGATGATATTCGTATCTCTAGACGCTCTCTTAGCCTCTGGGATGCTTCCGTACCAGCTATCGGGTTCAGGGCTGAGGTAGTGGTATCCGGTAAGACTGAATGGACAGCATATTCTAGAGTAGTAAGAAATAAGTTGCTGTATAATGAAATTGATGATGCTAGCGGAGATTTCTCCACAGAAACCGGACCTGATTCCGTTGTAGCTATTTCTGTAGAAGAAGAGTAAGGCTAGGAGGTTAGGCTAGTTTGCCGAAATCCATTAGATTCAAAGGTGCGTCCGTATATCGTCCTGGTGTTATCACATTTCACAACTTAGATGATTTACTGAACAAGGATCTATCTTCTGAAGCTGCTGTACTAGTCATTGGTGAAGCTGCTGCTGGACAGCCACAGGCTTCAGTAACGGCACCTGTAGTACATACGTTTCAAAGTTCTGATGCTATGATCGATACATTTATTTCTGGTAATTTGGCCGAAACAGCTAAGTTCCTTTTCGATCCAGCCAAAGCTGGTCAATATGCTAGAGGTGGCGTTCCAATCAAAGGGTGCGATACAGTGTATGCGATCAAGACGAACCTTTCTCTTCAGGCTTCGTTTAGTGTTCGTGATTCCTATCCTGGCGGAAACGTAGCTTTTACGGTAGAGGATCGTATTTGGGGTGCTTTGGGTAACCAAACGTACATCAATATTTCTGCTGTAGCTACTGGTTTGAAGTTCGTTGCTGGAAGGGCTACAGCTCCGAATGTGGGATCGCAAGATTCCGATGATACTGGACAGCGTTTCTCGATTACAGGTACCGATGAATGGATGAGTGTTGTCTATACTGGTGGTGCTGTTGCGGCGACAATGACGTTCAACGGTACTACTTGGAGCACAACTACAACTGGAAACGTGGATGACATTTCGATTATCGGAACGGGTCTTACTCTCACAGAGCTTGCTAATCTGATCAGCACAACCGCTGGTGGTGCTGGTGGTACGTATGCCGCTACGGTGCTACGTGCAGATCGAGCCAATGTCGTTTGTACGTATATGGATCGTTGTACGGCTGTAGACATCAAAGGTCCAGCTCCAGCGGCTCCGAATACTTGGGGTGTTTCGTATGATATGGTTACCTGGATCAATTCTAATTGTGACTATGTTTCGGCAACGTGGGTTGCTGGGTATGAGCCTGCTGTCAATGCAGCTAACGCTTATCTGACTGGTGGTGCTATTGGTGATTCTAGCTCAGACCGCATTACGTATGCCTTGCAGATAGCTTCTCGTCTCGGTATTCGTCATGTGGTGAGTGGTTTCGACTCTGATAGCGTTGGTGGGGCTGTAGCTTTAGCTACCATCAATCCTTTGTTCACTACCCATGCGACGAATTGCAACAGAATTGGTTCTATTCGAGAAAGGCATGTGTATATTTCTGTTGATGATGCTACAAAGGCTGCGATGTATACTACATTAGCTGCGATCAATAATGAGAACGTAACAGCTTTCAACAATCGTCTCTATCGAGAAGGACCGGCAGATACGAAGGTTTGGATGAATCCTCATGTTTCGGCTGCTGCTGTTGCGGCAATGTGCGCTGGTAGCCCTAGAGCTACACCAATGCTTTGGAAGGTAATCAATGCTAGCGACACTGATTTCATCGCAACAGATTTCGATCCTACGAATGACACTGATTTCGCTAATGGCATCAAGAATGGTCTTTGTTTCTTTGAAATCGATCCTGATGATGGCGGTATTCGAGTAGCCAAAGGAATTACCACGTATTCTTCTGAAGACAATGATGGTCGCATTATGATGGAAACTGTTCATGCTCGAATGTGGCACAAGATCCTTCTTCGCCGTTTCCAGAAGAGGGTAATTGGTCAAAAGAGTGCTGGTGTGCTTACTGGTGACGAAATTTTGGATATTACGAAAGACGCGCATAGGTTGATGGCTGATCCTAGCGATCCTGATTTCTTACTCGTAGCTGGTACAGATGAGGATGGAAACTATGTTCCAGCTTATCAGAATTTGACTGTTACATCTTCAGGAGGAGCTTTTTACGTTACTGGTCAGGTTCACTTCACCACAGGTGTTACGTGGATCTTCAACGACATTGCCGGTTTGATGCCAACCTCGTTTAGTGCATAGGAATAGGAGTATAGACTATGGCTACAGGTAACAAGGTCGTTACTGGCGCTAGGGCTGCTGTATACGCGAATGGTCAAAAGGTAGGAGTGGCTACTGGTGTTGATGTCAGTGATTCGATTCGACAGGAACCGTTGCGGGTATTAGATATGCTGACTCCTGACGGTTTCGCAACTGTAGGGTTGGAAGTGAATGTACGTTTCAGTAGACTACGTATTCCGAATGAGAGTTTTACAACTCTTAATTTCTGGCCACAGGTAGATGATGATCAAGATGTTTTGAAAGCTCAGATTCTTGATTTTCCTGAATTGACTTTCCGTGTCAGGGATTCCAAGACTGGTACAACTTTATGTACGGTAAAGGGAGCTGTTCCTAGCCAAAGAAACATTCGTTTTCAACCTGGAGCTGTTGTTGTAGAAGATGGTCAATTCCCGGCTTTGATTTGCGGTGATGAAGGTAGTCCACAGTTTTAGCAATTAACAGAAAGGGGTGGCCGAACACATGAGTTTGAATATGAGAGAGATTCCCAAGTACGTAACTATTCGGGTTGAGGTAGAATCGAATATGTATGGCGTCAAGCTATCTGGTGATTTCAAGTTTCACCGTAGGACGTTGCAAGATCTGGAAGATGTCTCAAGAGAGCTTTCTTCTGTAAACTCTGGCTTACCATTCGCCTCTGGAGCACATGGATCTTTGATCAACGCGATCTATGAATTGAAGAAGGTTGTAGATGATTCCCCGGAATGGTGGGAGCCTGTTCTAGATAGTTTGGATGATAGGGTAATCATGCATGTATACGGAAGGTACTTGGATTGGTTGAAGTCCCCCTTTCGTGACGAAAACAAAGCGGAAGAATCTAGACCATCTAAGGAAGAATGATTTAGACTTCGTTAAGGTAAAACTCTCCAAAACAGATGATACGGCAGAAGTATCTCTAAAGCTGTTTCAGGTAGCTTCTCGTAATACAAAAAGGGATTTTCTTCGTCGGTGGTGGTGTGAGAAGTATAACCGTCCACCGACAGATCCCTTATATCTTGCTTACACCAAAGAAGAGCTGATGGTTGAATTCTTGGAGTACATTATCGACAATGACATGATTGAAATGGGAGCTGATGACAAACCAGCTATCGTCAAGGTAGTTGATGGAATCGAAGTTTTAGAGACTGGTATTGATGAGTTTGACGAAGAAGAGGAAATGTTCAGGAACCAAAGACCATTACATGAACTAATGAGAGAAGCTAGAGCTAAAGAGGCTCAAGCTCAACAATTGGCTGAGAAAAATCTGTTAGGCGATCTTGCAAACTTGGCTTTAAAGGAGAAGAGCAAAGATGCCTGATGAGTCTATCGGCATCAGTGTCGCTTTCGACATGGATGCTCAAGACGTTGATCGTGTCGTTAGCGATATGTCTTCTCGTGTTGAAAAGCAATTCGCTGAAGCATTTTCGGAGGTAGAGCAGATTGTAAAAGGTCTGCAAGAAGCTGTTCGACCGTTGCATGATATGGTGAATGAAACACGTCACCTAGCGAATGAGTTTCAGAAGATCAAAGATCACACTGAAGCTATGAGGCAAAACGTATCTTCTACCAGGCTTCAGACTGGTGGAGCTGGTGGAGGGTATGGAAGTCCCGGTGTTGGATCATTTGGTTCAGCGTTCGGTGGTGTTGGTTCGTTTGCGATGCAAGCTGCTTTACCTATTGCTGGGATTATGGCTGGTGGTGGTTTGATGAGTTATGCTGCTGGGAGAGTATCAAATGAACTAGGTTGGGGTGATTCTATCGTTGGACACTTGGCTAGAAATCCTTATATGGGTCCAACATTAAGATCTCTTGGTTTAGGTGATATTAACAGAGAAACATACGATAGAGTACGGAGGGTTGGTGATATACCCGATGTTACTCGCGGTGTTGGTGGTGCTCCTATTGAAGAAAATAATATGCGTTTAGGTTTAATGGGTATTGGAGCTATTCGAGGAATAGGCCAAGGTCCATTAGGTATGTTTGCTAATATTTCTGGTACTGCTAGAGGTTGGGAAGCTGGTACAGATGTGGCTAATCAGTTGATGCCTGGTAATGCCGCTGCTAGAATGGGTGGAGGTTTCCTTGGAGCACAGTTGATGCCTGGTTTGATTCAAAATTATGCGCAAGAGGCTATGGGAAGGTATACTGGTTATCTTCAAACTTCAGCTTCAATGTCTACGGTAGGGATGCATGGTGGTAATCTTCGTCAAATAATGGGTCTTAGACCAGCACAGTTTGGTTATGGGCCAGGAGATATCGGACCTGAATTTTCAGCCTTATATAAGGGTTTTGGTGGAACAGAGCTTACCTCTGATACTCTTCGTACAGCTATGGCTTATTCGAGACGCTACGGAACTAGTATGGGTGAGATTGGTCAAGCTGTTGGTGGTCTTTCGACTATTGGTGGTGGTGGTCAATTTGCTACTGCTGGACAGAACGAGGCTATGCTAGCTCGTGTAATGACCGATGCTGTATCTGCTGGTTTTGGTCGAAGGCTCCCAGAGTATGCTCAAGCTGTTGGAGCTGGAGTGCAATCTGCGATGCAAGGACCAGCTTTGATTACCCAAAGTAATATGGGTGGTTTGATTAGTGGAGCTAGTAGACTTACGGGTTTGGTAGCTTCAGCAAATGACATGGGTTTAGAAGGTGCTGGTCGTTTGATGCGTCCATTGATGTCAGCTCCCCAGAACATTCTCCAAGGTATGTTTACCGGAAGAGGTGATCCTTACCAAATGGCTATGTATTGGGGGCACAATAGAGGTAGGTTCAATAATGATCCAATGGCAATGATGGAAGGTCTAGAAGCTGCTGCTGGAAATCCGTTTGGTGCGGAAGCTCTAGAGTTTCAACGTGGTCCTTTACAACAGATTCTCAGCTCTTCTCCGAATAGGGCTGTAGCTGTTCAATCTTTGCAAGCTTTAATGCCTGATATCTCTTTTACAGGAGCAAGGCAGGTTATCGAACGTGGTATGGATGAGCACGGAGGAAACTTAGCTGGTGTAGATATGCAAGCATTGTTTACTGGTGTTGAGACAACAGAGGTAAATGAAGCTGAAGAAACTCGTGATGCAATGAGGGATATTCAACAAAGTGGCGAAACTATCATGCGTGATCAATTAGGAGCTATGAGAGCTAACGCTGCTTGGGCTCAAGCACAACATGGATTATCTGCTGCTATGGCTGCTGACGCACGTATATTCCATGAACAACAAATACGTTGGTCGAGAGTCGGTATTTCTTTAATGAGAGACGCTGGAGTATCAGCAGATATTACAGCATTGGGTCAACTGTTTAATGATGATTTTATGAATGACTTGAATAGATCTTCTGGGAATAGAGGTAGCTTGATTATGGGTAGGATTGTTGATCAGCTTAGACGATCTGGTGTTGATATAGAATCTTTAAATACAGATGGATCTAGAAGTGGTAACGGTCGAGGTGTGCGAACTGGTGTAAGAGGTAATGTTGTTCATCCTACTGTAGCAGGTAGAATAGTAAATACGGGTACAGATTTGATATCTCCTAATGCTGCACCTAATAACAATTTTAACGTATTTGGGGATTCTTCAGAAGATGCAAATACACCTGTTAGGGAAGGTGTTCGTCGTAATAGAAGAGGTGTAAGATTTGTTAGTAATAGTAGTAACTAATGTCATTTCTCGGAAGACATAAGGTATACGCTCTATTTTGGCCATGGAACTATGAACCATTTGTTTGTGAAGCTGACATGGTTGGTTTCTCCGGTAGTAAGTCCGTAGCTCAAGGGCAATCTGTACGCTTTACGTTGTATCCTCGTTTGGTGAATGTTCGTGAACGTGGATCGAGTAGTACAGAACACTTAGAGTACAGGGATATTTTGAACCCAAACGATTGGTTTTTTCTATTCGTCGATCCGATGGATGGAGAAAGACCTGAACCTCTGTACTTGGGTATGATAGACAGCGTTTTCAAAGATATAAGCATCGATGGACAAGGAATGAGAAAACAAGCAACTATTGTTTCATGTTCTGGTTGGGAGAAAGCTATTCGGAATGTGTCAGCTATCACTAGTCCATTTGTTCACGGCAATATCAACATAGTTACATTGCTAGCTATGGGTCCATTAGGTTGGACTAATAGAAGAGACGCTATTGACGCGGAAGCGGAATCTTCTGGTTCTTCAGACATTGGACCTTTCGCAGCAACATTACCTCGTCTAATCGAAACTATTGTTGCGTTGTTTCTTCATACTTCAGATAGTACAGGTTTACCTCCTTCGTATGCTGACTTCATCTCAAATGCTAGATCGACTAGTGATGACAGATCCTTATTTCACGGAAGCGATAGCAGTATAGATCCTTTGTTCAATGGACAGTTTGAGTTACCTGGAACCAGTAAACCATTGTGGGATTTTATTCGTATGCGTTTCGAGAATATCAGAGAAAGAACCTATGTTGATCCTAGAATGTTCTTGAATGGTACAACGCAGCAACTATCCAGTCTTATCGATCAAATGTGCAATCCTTTAATTAATGAAGTATTTTACGATGTTCGTTGCACAGATGATGATGGTTTGTCTTCTATGGATAATAGTCTGGTTAGTGATATCACTGGTGGATATTCTCAAGAGAGTATGGAAAACTTCGTTTCATTTGCTAGAGAATCAAACGAGACATTCGGTGCTTTGGTAGAGAATATAGCTCCGTATATGGTATTCAGAAAAAGACCTTTGTTTTTTGAAGAGCTTAATGAATTGGATGGACTATCGATAGATGAAAGAGATCTTGTGGCTAGCAACCTCGGTAAGTCTGATTCTGATGTGAACAATCTAGTTTCAATAGAGATACCATCTGTTTCAAATCAGTTGATTAGGGCTCAATCTGGATTCCTTGGGTTTTCTTTTTATCGAGAGAGATCTATGGAATCCATCAGAAGGCATGGTTTACGGTTTTACTCTGATCAAGCAACAGCTTGGCCGATGGAAGTGCGAGGTGTTCGTATCGAAGCACCACAACCTAATCCAGAGTTACTAGAAGCATACGAGAAAAGAATCACAAAAGCTGGTCTGGATAATCCGTATGTCTGGTCTGGTTCTGTAACGATTCCTAAGTTTGTTCGTGGCTTGCGTATCGGTGGGAAGTTGATGATTACGCATAACAGTGTTGGTGATCGAGAAATTACGGATCGTATCTACTACATTGACAGCATAGACTATACGTATGAAGCGACAACAGGAGCTTTCTCCACAAGCTTGGCGCTTTCCCGTGGTTACCTGGAAGACGGTTATAGAAGAGCTATGGGAGAGATATAATGTCCGATGGCTGTTGGGGTCCAGATGGAGAGAGGTTAGCTCCTTATCTTAGGCGAAGTGTAGATATTCGAGCTATCGATAGACCAGGGACCGGGGATGGTATGAAGATTGGTTTGGTGATAGCCACGCATCATAAAGATGTTGAAACTAACCGATCTGGTTCCTATACAGAGTATGACGTGTTGTTGATGGATCATTTAGCTGCTCTGTTACTCTACAGGGTACCCACAATGGGCTTTCATTTGAACAGCGATACCGGGGACTATGCTATCTTGCGAGCTGCTACAAGTATTCCTGAGATGGAAGACGATACAAATTTCTATCAAAACTTCATGTCTTCAGATGGTGACTTGGTAATCATAGGCTTCATCGACAATCGATTCCCGATGATTCTAGGTACAGCGAATCATCTTCGCTCAGATGGGGATTCAACTACCTGGCACACCGACTCTACAGAAGGTGAAGTAAGGGTTACGCATCACAAAGACTCGTTTGTGAAAATGAACGAAGACGGTTCGATGCAGATTGAAGTCAAAGATGAAATGGAATTGCAGATTACAATTAATGGTGTTCAGATCTTCAGGGTATGGGATGACGCTGGAACGCTGAAAATTGATTTGGGTGATGCGACAGTAGATCAAAAACTTGTAATGGGAGATGCCTTTAAGACTTGGTTCGATCTTCAAGTAGCTGGACACAAACATGCCGCAGGTACTTTGGTTGATAGTTTATTAGCACCTTGTACGGGGTCTACAGCTACGGCTGTCCCTAACTTAGATGTTTCTGTATTGACAGAGAAAGTGAAGACCCAAGCGTAGAAAGGAGGGTTCACATAGTTGCTAAACATTACTAGGCGTGAACCTGTCCCCGGTGGAATGTATCTTACCGGAGAATACACTTTGCTTATCCTGAGAATCACAGATGATGAAATAGACTTTGAAAACCCGTACTATGAATATGTGTTTTACCCAAATCCTACAGACATTGATCGTCAAATCAACATTCCGAATAACATTCAACCAGATCAAATGGATGGATTCTACATCGATGTAAACAAGCCAGGTGTTTTTTACATTACGATTCGTGGTAATACTGGACAGAAAAAGAAGAGTAGAACAGATCGTATTGCTGGAGCTTTTGGTGTTAGTGGTGTTGCAGAGATAGCCAGTCTCGTTGGGTTGAATGAGCAGGAAGACGGGTATACAGAGTACATTCGTTTATCCAATTTCTTCTATGATTGGTTTTCTGCGATTGGAGATGATCCTAGCGGATACGCAATGATCTTTGTGAATGCGAAGGATGGAGAATTCTATCGTGTTCTTCCAATGTCTTTGCAATTCCCTAGAACAGCAGCTAGACCCCTTCATTACGGGTATTCTATCACGTTACAGGCTATCGATGAGCAAAGACCAAACGATACAGAGGCTAGGTCTACACTCGATAGAATCAATGCTGTAAGGAATAATATCAATCGTTGGAAAAGAGCTATCATGGATTCCATCATTGGAGTCAGTTATCTTGCTCAACATATTACGAATGTCGGTATAGGCGTTGCGAACGCTGAAGCTAGCAGAGTCGGTACAGTGCTGAATGCGATGGCTGATGGTCTGCAAGGTATGGCGTATATGTCTACAGCTCTTGACGCTTCTACAGGAAGCACAAGAGACACCTATTCTCGTATACGAGAGAAGGTTGATGATGCGTTGCATAGTGCGGGTCTTAGAGATAATGACGGTGTTCCACCAGCTATGTTTCAGAACATCGCACCTCCCACAAGAGCTGTTGTAGGAAGTGTGTTCGATAGAATGGATGAAGTTGTCGATGAGCTGTTACTCAAAGTATCCA